CCCTGGAACTCCTGTGCTCCGGTCTCGTCCATTCCCTGTGGAACACCCTGTTTGAGGGAGGGGCACTCTACGTCCACCGCTGTCCCAATATTTTTACGTTTCTGACATCTCAATATGAGCGGTTCTCGTCGATCGAAGAGATGTTTTCGCTCCACACCATGACGGATATCAGGAACCATGAAACTGCCAGAACTCTCGTGTGCGAGACCGCAGTGGCTCTGGCCATTGCTCGTAAACAGAAACCCATCTCTCTGCCCACCATCAAACCACTCCACGATTTCCAGCCCGAGACAGTCAGGGAAAACCTGCGTGCCACGTCCCAGGCATCGTGCCTGCCCTTTGTCAAGGCCGATGATCCCTACGAATTGAAAATCCCCTTCAACGAGTTCTGCTTTTCCGTACAAACCCGGGATTTCCTGCGGTCTCTCTACTGGATGTCCTGGATCATGACGTATGCCCGCGAACAGAAGAAGCGGACGAAACAGCCTCTTCTCTGTGCGGAGCGACGCAATCCTTACGTAAACTCCAAATTTGCCAGGGCGATGGTGTGGATGTTCTGGGATGTCATTAATGCTCACTCCAATACCTACGTGGAATCCCTCTACAAACTCTACTGCCTCCGCTGGGAACCTAAGCTGGCAAAACCCCGTCAGCCTCTCCTCTTGGCAGCCGTATCATTCGTCACCGAACCCATAGATTCCCGCGAACCGGCACGGAGGAACGAAGGGGAGATATCTGCTGTTCTCCACAAGATCCCTCAGCTTCTCGAAACGATACAAGCCACCCGCAATACTTTCCAAGCTAGAGAGTAATACACAGCATGCCTGCACCCACCGACACCCAGAAGCTCCAGATCTCGGCCTTCCAGGGTCTGCTGTTCTACATCCTGGCAAACCCTATTACGTTTCGCGTCATGGACGGCCTGGTAACATCCGTGACGGGACCGTATACTACGTTCCGTATCTTTGAGAACGGTGTACCCACCGGATTCGGGCTCATGGTTCACGCCTTTGTCTTTTTCGCGGCCACCCTGGGGCTGATGTATGTTTAGATACAGGGCGTGTACATATACAAATGTACCGTATTACGAAGATGGGTATGGTCTATGTGAAGCCAACAGTTACGTATACTACCAGCTTTCTTTGGTGTGGAAACCAGTGTTTGAATCCACACGAAAGGACGTGCCGAACCCTGCATCCTCAGTCCGACGGATCGGTAAAAATTGAAGTCCACCCGTACCCCAATGTTTTGGATCGGATCGATTACAGGGAGGAGGTCAGGGTGCAAAAGTACGCCGATGGTTCATTCTCGGAGAACACTGATCTGTTTACGCCGGCGGGGCCGCTGGCGGGGCCGCCTTCTTCGAGAACCAAGAAGGACAGCACTTCTTCACCTCAGCCAGTGCAACGTTCGCAACCTTCCCGAGCTCAGCCTTCACGAGCTTGACAGCCTCGACGACGTAGGGGAGAGTCACGTCGCACCACCCAACAAGCTGAGTCTTCTGCTCATCGGACAGGGGAGACTCGCGAATAGCCTTCTTGACCTCGTCGACAATGAACTTCGCCTTGTCCTCATCCGAGCGGTCGGCCAGGATCTCTACTTCGGCGATCTTCTGAATGACAAACTTCAAGAGGTCAGACTTGTTCGCGAAGTCAACGACGGCAGCCTTGGCCACCGCCACGACATCCGTAACAGCGGGAGCAGGGGCTGGGGCTGGGGCGGTGACGACCTCAGGAGCAGGAGGAGCATCTGACATCGTCTTGTGTTTAATTTTAGGTCTTACAAAACTTTTGATAGAATAACTCATGGAGATCTCTGATATTGTTTACCTCGCATTTTCGACGGTTATGGTTGTTGTTGTCCTGCACATCGGAGTCTTCTGGATTGCCAGGGTCGTCCAGCCCCCCAAGCCAAAGGTCGTGTACGTCGATCGCACGCCCCTCCCGGCAATCATACCGCCCGATTCGACCCCCATTCCAGCTCCTCCTCCCCCTCAGATCGTACTTCCTCCCCGAGTCGAGCCTCCTACCCAGCAGCCTTCCCAGACTTCGCAGACACTGAACGTCCCGACGTACGCCGCTCTTCCCCTGCCCATGGTGCAGTCCAACAAGCCGGATGCCCAGCTTCCCCCACCGATCGAGACCCGGGAAGTCGATAAGGTCGGGTGGTCAGGCGGCAAGAGTTAACGAGTGATTTTGACAGTTCCAGACCTGGTATACAATGAACCGTCTGAAGAGTTTGTACGGATGGGATCCGGTCATGCGTATGACCCGCCAAGGGACAGTGACGGCGTCCAGCACATATAAGGTTCCCCAAACAACCGGAATGCCAGGATGGCTGTGTCTGACCCGCGACGATTCATCGAAGCCAATTGCGTTCTGGGTACAGCGAAAGGACAATGCTACTCCGCAAGTTTTCAGAGTTGTATGGGACGAAAGGTGTTTTGAAGATACGATTCTGCGTGTCGAATACACCTCCACACATGTGTACATCGCAGATGTGTGGATGTGGAATGGAACCCAGATGTTCAAGACCAAGTCATTTGAACAACGGGCTAAGTTTCTGAAGGCAGCATTTGAGGCTACGTATACTCCATGCCCAGAGTTTGAGACAAAGGCGGTATCGCTGCGGGAGAACGCGACCGAGATTCGGGGACACGAGTACTATTCGGATGCCCATGGTGAAAAGGGTATCTTCATCGAATCCAAGCCGGATGTTTCTGACAAGTACGAGATCATCGCAACAGATATTCCTGATGTGTACAAGGTTGCGGATGTAGGATACCTTCGTGTCAGAACGATGGCTCTTTCAAAACAGTTGAGAGCGTTGGGCAGGGTGTTTACCCTGGAGTGCGTTCAGAATGAAGACGGGACATGGACCCCCAGAATCTAGTCTCTGTCCAATACAAATGGTTCGTAAGCACACAAAGAAGACAGCCGGACGCCGCCACCGCCGCCGGACTGTGAAGCGTGGAGGAGGCTACGGCTTCGGAGGATCTCTCCTCTCGAACGTCGGAGGCCCGAATGCCGGAAACCCACAGTGGAATTACAATATGGGAAGCGACTGCGGTGCCGATCTCCAGGGGCGTGGCGGTAATAACAACATGTCGGGTGGTCGTCGCCGGCGTGGCCGCGGCAAGAAGACGGTCGCTGGTCGTCGTCGTCGTACCTACCGCGGAGGATCGAACCAGGTTGTGAATAACAATTCGATCTTGGCTCTCCAGCAGCCTCGCACCGGATACACGTTCAACGGATCTGGCGTCGCTGGAACTGCAGACACTGTTCCCGTTGGAAGCCCAGTATATCAGGTTGTTTAAATTCTACTCTAGTATCAATGAAGGCAAACGTGGACACTGCTATTGCATCTCTACTTTTGTTGGTGACTATCGTCTTCCTTGTTCAGCGTCGGCTGGGATACCTTGCCGTATGGCTCGTGCTCATAACCGTCGTCATCGGATACGGCGTTCGCATGCCGCTCGTGGCAGCAGTAACGCTGGGTATTGCTACGGTCGCTGGAGTCGTTCTGATTTCCGGCCAGGCTCTGAAGGAGAACTACGAGAACCCTACGGAGAGCGACGAAAAGAAGGAGCAGAAGAAGTTGAAGAAGGAGGACTCGGAGAAGAATGAGCCGGAGCCGCACTCCGACTCCAAGTCGTCCAAGATCGAGGATTCGCATCTGGACGCAGGGACCACGGTTCTTCATGCCTTCCAGAAGCTGAACCCCGAGCAGGTTCTGCAAATGCGTGACGATACACAGGAGCTGATGGACACACAGAAGCAGCTCGTGGAGACGCTCTCGTCCCTGGGACCTCAGGTCCAGCAGGGAGCAGAGCTCATCAAGAGTTTCCAGGGGATGTTCGGCGGAAACTTAACCGAGGTTCTGAAGCAGTGAGACGGCTGCCGCATACTTGAAATACTGGTGATTGGGATCGGATGAATTGATTTTAATAAGTGGAAGTCCAAGACCGTAGGTCAGGATCTTCCAAGTCAGAAGGGTTGTGCCGAGATGGTAGTGTTCTACCACGTCGCTCCAGCCCGTGAATGTATTCCAGAGAACTTGCAGGGAGGATATGGCGTAGAAGATGATGGATAAAGTTGTAGTCTCCAGAGTCCCCCCGAAGTACACAAATAGAGCAGGGAAGAAGAAGTAGCATCCCCAGAAAAGAACGTGCCCAATCGGCTGGATAAAGAGGTTGGCGTACACTGTCAGATGATCCATAAACTGTGCGGGTCGAATTCGCTTGTCGATCTCCATGT